TAAACCAACGAGAAGATTCCATCTCATTAGCAGCCATCTCCCAGTCTTCTTCATCAACATGCTTCTTCATGTTTTTGAATTTAGACAGGGTAGGCAAGCCAAGATTAAACATCATATTAGCAATAATTAGTTGGGCTTCTTCTGGCAAACTATAGAAGTCTGGATACAATCTCTCGCAATCTGTGAGGACTGACTGAATGTCTTTATCAAAGCATTCTGTGACTCTATCTGGCGAGACAACTGTTCCGACTGGTAAGTTATATTCTGGGTCAGACTCAAGCACCAAGTGACCAATCCCAAAAGTAAGCTTATCTTCAGTACATTTATAAGTGACAAACTTACACCCCTCATCTGCTGTTAGTTCTTCTTGCAGTTTCTGTAGGTTCATTACTTTCTCCTAAACTTATCCAAACCTTTCAGCCCTAACCCGGCCAATATGGTAACGTACAAAATATTCTGATACCAATCCGGCAAGGTGGCTATGACATCGAACCCACGCCTTGCAAGGTCGGGATCGATCCAAGCCAGTACACAAGGGGCCAATACAACCACCGTTATTATCTCGTCTTTCCACGATCCTTTTGTAGACTCAGCCATGATAAGTTCCCACTTGCTATCATGTTGAGCAGCCGTCTTCATTATCTCACTTTTGGCTTTCTCTTTTTCAACCTTACCTTCAAGAAAGGTTTGAGCTAGAGAGCCAACAACTCCAAGCAATTGTATCATCGTGACAACACTCCTCTCGGTAACGGCTTGCAGCTCCAAGCTACGGGTTTGTACCCTTTCATATATCGATGAACTCTTTCAGACAAAACCAAAGCATGCCTTTGACACGCATGCTCACTGTCATGCCACATCTGAGCTTCGAGATAAGTACACTGGTCACGTTGTACAGCTGAAGTCCCAATAAGACATGCAATGACTATTGCTTGGTACATCATTCCTTTGGTGTCCTTGCTTCTTTACCAAGATAGATCCCATAGACACCTGTCATCACACCCATGATAACTGATACAAAAGCAGATTGTTGTGTAGTGGGGGCTTCAAGATTCATAAACCATTCAGCGCAACGCCAGGACATGGCAACAGACGCAAGCATTGTAAGCTTAGCTGTAAGATTAAATTGTATGTATCGCTTCCACCAGTCTGTCACAGCACAATCTCCTCGGCATTACTTTGGGATATGCTGACAAAAAGGAACGCAAACAAAGCTATTGTAACAAGAATGATACCCGCTATGAGCAAAGTAGTTTTGATTGTTTCTTCTATTTCTTTTTGTTTTTTTGCTTGGGCTTTACGCTCGGCTGCTGCCGCTTCTTTAGCTTGCTGAATACGCTTTGCTCTTTCAGCCACAATCCCAGCCCACGTTCCATGACCAAACCTCAAGTCCACTAATTGGGAAACTTCATAAAGCTTTTCAGAAGCAAGTTTTGCATCGATAATTTCTTGAGCAACTGTTTCAACACCAAACTGATCAGAAAAACTGCTTTTTCCAGATTTTTCACTTCTGGCTTTTTGGGCTTCTTTTTCCCCACGAAAAAGGTCATCGATCTGCCCTGCAATCTGCCCTATATCTTGGGCAGTGCTAATATTCTCTTTAATGAATTTTACTGATTGCTGTACTAGGGCAATACCAGTAAGAACTTCCGCAACAACCAAATTAGCCTCTGATAAGCATTGTCAATAACAAGACAACTGTGGTTCCTGCGCTCCCTATCATAATGTTTTCGATACGTTTGATGCGTGCAATGGTTTCAGTCCATCGTTCTTCTGCAACAACAATATGTTTTTCTAATTCTACATGAATTGATAAAAGTGTTGGTTTCATCAGCCAGTTATTTCCATAGCAATAATGCTAGATGTTAATCTTTCATAAGCATTACTGCTTGTATCTGTTACCGTATGATTAAGGTTGTAATTAGCCGCAGCATTTGGGCTGTAAAAAGCAACTTTATAACTCAGTGCAGATGTAGATGCTGGGCTGTCAATGTAAGTATAATTAACGCCTTCTGGTGTGCTTGCATTATCAGATTCATGAGATATGTAACCTACAGCAGTGCCAGAGTTGCGAAGCCCAACAGCACTTTTTCTCAACTCAGTTGTATCTCTTACAAAAAACCAAGTGCCATTCCAATTCATATTCCTCGAAGCAAACTCACCCATTACCATTGCTTGTAAAAGTATTTTATTGCTTGTTGATGTTGGTGTTATTGATACTGTTAATTGACTAAATGTAAATGTACTACTACCACCAACAGTCATATTAGCAATATCATCGTTTTGCACATACTTTACTTGAACTATGCCAGAAGGGTCTACAACACCAGTTGGCAAAGCAGTGACGTTGGTTAGTGACTGATTGTTTAATCGTATTAGTGCCATGTCAGTCCCCCCCTTATCCTAAAAAGTCCATCGTGAAGTGATCTAGTCTAACCGTCATATTGTTGTTATCGTACTCCCGTAGGTAGAGACTGATATCCTGACCAGCATTGCAATTTACTATACTACTTGCAGTTAGATTGTTGTGAGATACACCGCTAACGTATGGGAAAGCAAAATGATTAAACTGATTTTGTGTGTCTAAAACCCCATCTTTGTACAAAACAAAAGATACTGCTCGTCTAGCGGCAGAATTGTTTAATGAAATGGCAACGCTCCAGCGGTATGTGCCAGTCATCGGCACAGTGACTTCATTGTTTGCGAGAGTAAAACCACCGCTTTGTGCATAAGTATCGTCAAGTGTGAGTTTTACGAGTGTTCCAACGGAACCAAGACTAGCAGCGGCACCGCTATTATAAAAGTGACCATAAACAGGTGTGCCTAGTGACACACGCCCACTTGTATCAATCGACAACGCTGTGTTGCTGTTGGTGGGATCTTGCAGGGTACTAACTTTAAGTATGCTTGTCATATCGCTATCCTATCCTATTAAGTACCCGCCAAAACCACTATAAGCTGGAAAATATGCGCCAGAATTTCCTTTAATAGTGACTGTCTGATTTGCGGTAAGTTGTATAACTTCACTAAAAGTTGATGACTGGTCTAGACTGGTAGATTCGCTGGCGTGCCAATAAAGAGAACCATCAAACGAACTGTCATCTATACTAATAAAAAAATCAGAAGTGGAAGTTGTGTTATTAATATAAAGACGACCAAAGAAATGATACAACCCATCAATAGGTGCCACAAATTCGTGGTCTGTATTGTTGTAATAATTACCAATGTTGTAATCAACTGAAGTCAACAAACTAAGTTTTGTATTAGAGACAAAGCTTGTCCACGTTGTCGATGTTCCGTGAACACGAAACGCTGGTCTTGCAGGAGTAGTCACACGACCACTGCTGTCTATCTCAAGTGCAGTGGTTCCTGATGTTGAGTGACCGATCTGGTCTACGTTTAGTATAGATGCCATATCAGTTACCCCGCAATCTCTGTTGCACTAATGAATGAGATGCCACGTTCCTGACCAGTGTTATTGGTGTCATCTGCGCATCTGTTAATGAAAAAAGTTTCTGCGTTAGTTGACCTAATGCCACACTTGTATGTGATTTGTGATGTGGTATTTGGGGTATCGAAATAATCGTATCTTGCAATTTCTGGTGTCGATGCGTCATTTAAGTCGTAATAAGTGCGTGTTGTCATACTAATTCCAACGGCACGAGAACCCGCTGTAGCATGTGCTAATTTTGTGCTGTCTCTGTAGAAAAACAAAATGTGGTTCCAAGATGCGCTATTATCAACGCTATGTTCACCAAATATGTGCGCCTGTAGGTGAATCACACTTGATGCGCTTGCTGGTGTAATATTTACCGTTAAGTCAGTCAAAACTGCATCTGTGTTAGCAGATAAAATTACTGAGCCTGTCCCAGTAAACTGCGTGTACTGCATCTGAATGATACCGCCTTGAGGCATCACAATCTTGTTGCCAGTAGTTTTGGGGGCTAATTGATTTACATATAATTTAGACAATGGTTAGCTCCCCATTTATTGTAAGTGTGACACCATTATCAACCGTCAAACTACCACCAATAACACCACGCTCTGACGCAGCAATGGTTGTGTTTGTTGACAGTGTGCCTGTGTTGATACGGATACCATTACGAATTAAATTGCTAGATACTTTACTAGCTGTGATTGTTCCATCGCTAACAGAACCCACATCAAAGACATCTCCAAGAGCCA